TGCACAAGCACAAGATTGGTTAAATAAGGTTCATTGTCCATATTGTAATTCAACAAATTGTAAGAAAATATCAGGAGTATCAAAAGCAACATCAGTAGCAATGTTTGGTATATTCTCACAAAAGGTTAAGAAACAATGGCATTGTAATAATTGTAAGAGTGATTTCTAAGGAAATGGCTATGAGATAAATATATCCAAGCTCTAAAAATTAACCCAGTGTATAGAACAACCAACTATATGCTATTACAGAATATAACATACATATATTAGTTTAAACCACCCCCGACACTCCATATTGTAATATCAAATAGCTACATAAACAGCATAAAATAAGAGTGTAACCACATAACGGCTACACTCTTTTATAATATAATCTATTCTGTTATATGCTATATAATTATCCAACTATAAGCCTTTTAATAAGTCTATAAGGATATTGAGGGGCATTTTCTATATATTCCTTTATACGCTCTGCAATCTCATTTATATTGTATTCTGATAAAACATACTCCCATCCGTAACCATAATCACATAATAATTGATATTCAAACATAATATATATACCTCTGCTTTCTTTAGATTTTTATATTCTGGGTGTAGGCTTGTTATTGTCTACACCCATTTTTTTACGCTTCTTTAATTCTTTTTATTGCTTCTGTCTGTACTTCAGTACTTCCATAATAGTTTCTTATATCATCCATTGATAAAGCCTTCTTACCCTTCTTTCTAAATGCTTCACTATGCCAATACCATTGTTTCTTTTTTGAAGCATATTTTAATCCGTATTGTTTTAATTCTTCTTTATGTGGGTAGGTGTTACCAGATACCCATATCCAAGAGCCACATACCTCTATTGTTATATCTGATAAGTGTATTATATTTTGTAGTACTTCTCGTAACTTCTCATCTTCTTCAAAGTTATATTTCATATCATCATATGATGTTTTATTGTTTGTTTGCTCTGCGTTGCTTTCGTGCTTATCTTTTAATAATCTGAATAACTTATCATATTCAGCATTTATATCTTGTGTTGCTTCTGTAGAGCCTTGTGGGTTGTCTGGGTGATACTTCTTTAATAGTTCTTTGTATTGCTTTCTTAATTCTTCAAGTGTGTTTACATCTTTAAAATATGTCATATTATATAACCTCCTTAAAACTAATGTCTTATTGATTTGTTAATATTATAATACACGATAACGTGTACTTCAACAATAGTAAAAGTACACGAAAAAATGTATAAAAATTATTAAAGTTAACTATAACGTGTACAATATGCATAAATAAAAGTAAACGTATGCGTGTATTTATATCAGTTTTGTCAATAGACAAAGTACACGATAAAATGTACAATGCAATTACAAGGTAAGCAATTACTGATAACAAATATCAATATTTTAGGAGGTACAAGATTATGTGCAATATCAAAAACAAAACAGAGTTAGAAAAGAAGATTGAAGAAATAAGAAAGTACAAAGCTATGGCAGAAGAAGCAAGTAACATTGAAAAAGCTCTGGAAGCTGAGGTTATTTCTTATATGAATGAAAACAATTTAACAGAAGAGTTTACAGATTCAAGCAAAATCAGTTACAAAAAGCAAGAAAGAAGAACTTTAGACAAGGAGAGATTAACTGAAAAGTTGGGCGATTTATCAGAATATGAAAAGGTTACAAGCTACAAAGTTTTACGCATTAAATAATTAACAATTATATCAAGGGTGAAGGGTGGAGCAATCCATCCGACACCCTAAAGAATAGGAGGGATTGACAATGAAAAAATATATAACCTATGAAGAGCCATTACAAGGAAAAATTTTCACAGAAAAACAGATGTATGAAGTATATAGAGATATGGCAGACAAGAAAGAATATCCAGACTTTGAATGTTGGTTTACAGATATGTTGAGAAGCGGAGTATTTGAGGAGGTGCAGGCATGAAAACACAGAAAATACAATTTGCAACAGTTACCAAAAACGGAGTAGTCCAAAAAGTCGGCAAAAGTACCATATTACAGCCTAAAACAAACTTTAAAGGCGGTTCTATTAAATGGTATGAGGATAAGAAAAAAGCAGATAAGTAACCACAATGAGGCAAGCGGTCAAGCCGTGGTATTCAATTACAACTTGCCAATCGGCAGTAATGCCATATAACAATAAATCAATATTTTAAGAAAGAAGAGGTGCTGATTATGGTAATACGTTACGCAAGTTACACAAACAGACAGTTAACAGAACAGGAGAAAAGGTTCGCAGAGGAACATCACAACTTAATGTATAGGTATATGAGAATACATGAGTTAGATTTTGAGGAATGGTATGACATTCTTATAATACCTTATTTACAGGCTGTTAAGAAGTATCACGAATACGAGATGTTACAGCAGTACAAATTTGAACAGATATTTTTTAGAACGCTTGACAACGCAAGAAGCAATTATTGGAGAGATATGAACAGACAGAAAAGATGTCCTGAAGGTGGTGTATGGAGTTTGGATGCTATGTCATCTGAGAGTTGCAGGAATGGTGAGGAAGATGATAAGGATTCTTTTAACTGGGTAAAGGGAGTATCACCACAAGACTATCTGGAAGAAAGAGCAATAGATAATGTTATTATACAAAATCTGTTGGAAGAATTGAAGCAGTACAAAGCAAAAGAGATTGTAAATATGCTATTAGATGGAAAAAGCGGAGTGGAAATAAGGAAGAGATTGGAAATATCATCCAGTACATATTATAAGCTCATAGCAGAAATAAAGAGAGTTTTATTACAGAATGTCTAATCACTTAATAAATGGAAGGTTGTCAGCAGTTGGCAATCTTCCAGTATAAAAAGGAGCGTTTATATTATGGAAAGAATGTCAGATATAGAACGGAAATTCGCAGAGGAAAATCATAATCTTGTATACAGCTTTCTACATAGTAATAAGTATAACATAGAAGATTTTTACAGTATTGCTGTTATGGGATATTTAAAGGCAGTTCAAGCATATATAAAGGATGGAAATATTAAGGAAAATTACAGCTTTAGTTGCATTGCCTGGCTATATATGAAATCGGAAATAAAAGACTATTTCAAAGCGGAAAGCAGACAGAAACGAACAACGGAAAATATTATAAGTCTGGATGCAGTAGCAGATGAAGATGGAAAACAATTTGAAATAGTAGGCATTGGAACGATAGAACAGGATCAGATTGATGATGAATTTATAACGGAAATATTTATGAATCTGTCAGATGTTCAAAAGGCTATATTACAAATGAGAATAGCAGGATATAGCAATACAGATATATGCAGAATAAAGAAGATAGCCTCATCATCATTCTATGCGGAAATGAAAAAGATTAAGAAAGTAGCAAAAAATATATTGAATTAAGAGAATCGGAGGAAATACATATGTTTAATTTTAGAATAATTACAACAGCAGATGGAAATCAGGTTATTGATAGAAACTTAAAAACTCCATACGAGGCACTTACACCAACGCAAATGTTGGAATACATGGAAATGGATAACAGCCTTGCTTTTATGGACAGGGTGGAACGTAAAGCCAAACAGAAAGCGGAGCAGACGAGGAAACTTGCAAAGAATCCATTGTATAAAATGGCTTGCATGGTTGGCTTGATATAAGGATATGGGTGATAAGAAATGTATAAAAATTATGTCTATTTTAATAAAGAAAAGTCCATTGAAAAATATAAGCAGAAAATGTTTGACAATAGTATTTTTTCAAACATGAGAAAAGTCAATCAAGGAAAAAAGGAAGATGTATATAAAAACCACGAGGCTTTAATTTGTATAGGCAAGAGGATTGTTAGCTTTTTAATCTATGATGAACACAATGCGAAAATGATAGAGGCAGTAAAGGCATTGAACGAATAAGGAAGTATAAGGAAAGGACGGAAAGCAAAAATGATTACATCAAAATTTTTCAATATGGGACAGGTAGTAACAACAAGATCAATCAATGATCTTATGGCAGCGGAACAGAAATTTGCGGTTGAGGTCACAGTTGCATTACAGAGATTTGCGGTTAAAGACTGGGGAGATATGGACGCAGAAGATGAACAGACAAATGAGGATGCTTTGAATTATCCAGATGATTTGTATCTTATGGGTGCTTACAATACCTCAAAAGGCAGAATTTGGATTATAACAAATAGAATATCAAAAACACCAGGAGATAATGCAACAACAGTTTGCTTCCCAGATGAACGATAAAAATAAGATATGAGGATAGCTTGAAATATAGCTATCCTCTGGAAAGATAAAGAGGTATAGATATGGCAATAGTAATAACAAACGGAAAATTATATATGTATTTGAATGAGTACGGAAAACATAGAAAAACAGATGATATAACAAAGGCTATTCAGTATAAATCAAAATGTGAAGCTGTATCATATATGTATAAAGCACCTTCAAAAACAAAAGGATTTTATGTATATGATACAACGGATAATATAGTATTATGGGAACGCAAAAACGATGGTGCAGACAATATAAAAAGAAATAAAAACGGCAAGATTAAGCGCAAAAAATATTCTAAGTCAGCACGTAAGTTAATATATAATAAAGCAAATGGTTGTTGTCAGTTGTGCGGTAGGAAAATAACGTTTGAACAAATGACAGTAGATCATATTATACCATTAGTTATGAATGGTGTAGATGATGTAAGCAATCTTCAATGTACATGCGAAGTTTGCAATAAGTTCAAAGGTGCAATCCTTCCAGAAGATTTTTTTAATAGAATAACAACTATATTTATGTATCAAATGGATAAGAAGAATAAGCATAAATTGATATGGAAGATCACATATAATATATTAAAGCGGATGATATAATTTGAAAGATTAATTAAATGCAAAAATAATGTCAATGTGGTATACTATAATAAAATTAAGATATTGTCTTGATTCAATATAGGGAAAGTGAGGAAATGATGTTGGCACTTAAAGAAACGTTTAAGGCTATTACAGGAAATAAAAAAGTAACACAGCTTGAAATGGCTACAGCATTAGGAATCAGTAAGCAAAATTTTAGTAATAAGGTGCAACGAAATACATTCTCACCAGATGAATTAGTAAAGATAGCAGATATGTTAGATATGGAACTAGCATTTATAGATAAGAATGCAGAATTTAATGGTGAAAAATATGTAATAGAGCAAAACAAGGAAAATGAGAGCGAATAATGGCATATAAAGAAATAAAGATTTCTTATGAAGATTTAAAGGAGATATGACCTATGACAGCATTAAGAAAAGAAGCTATTGAACTATTAGAGCAAGTACCAGAAGATAAGCTTGTATATGTTATTCAGATTTTAAGAGCTGTTAATGGCTTAATAGGTGTACCAGAAAAACAATGTACAAAGAAGGTTGATTTAGAATAGTTTGTTATGTCTGCGACAGAGCGTGGAAAAAATGTAGATGAATATATGAGAGAAATGCGTGAGAATGACAGATTATAAAAATGTATCTGCTGCTGATAAGTGATGAACTGAAATATATAGAAATAAAAAGGACACTTGATTTCTCAAATGCCCTAGTGTATAATCTACTTGGAAAATTAATCAGATGTAATGTCTGATTTGCCCTAAGTTGAGAAAAACTAATAAGAATAGCATCCTAGACTTTGGACGGTGTGGGATGCTATTTTTAGTATATAGGATAGAAATAGAGATTTGATTATTAATATTTTACATATATGAGGAGAGTAAATGAGTAAAAAAGAAGAATTATTAAAGGTAGGAGAATATAATTCAAAATTTAATGATATATTAGGAATTAATATAGAAAAATTAGAAATATATAGATCAAAAGGTCTTCCGTCACATATAGTAAAAAGAAAACATTATAAATGCTTAAAGTATATTGATTATATACCTGATATTATTTCTGAACCAGATTATATAGGGGTTAATCCCAATGAGCAGGGAACGAGTATAGAACTTATAAAAAGATATGCTGATAATGTTATGATAGGAATTAAGTTAGATACAGAGGGAGAGTATCTTTATGTTTCGACTATGATAGATATACAGGAATCGAAGATAGAAAGACGTCTATATAGTGGTAGAATTAAAGAAATTTCCGTTGACAATAATAATGAATAATGGTATATTATTAATGAGAAAAGAATAATATAGTAATGAACATAATTATTTTGAGGTCGGAAAAGGTTCCCGACACACTCTGAAAGGAGTACCTGAGATGATGGATACACCGCCCATCCAAGATAATTATGCTTTTATTATAAGCACCAACAGAGTAAAATCTGAAGGTGCTTATTTTTATTTCTACTGTCTGTTATGTATATTATTAACAGCCTTTTCAAGCTCTATAGTCTGCCATTTACTATGTGTAATTTGCTGCTTAAGTTCAGTTAAGCGTTTACTGGTGTATTTGTCCATCCAGTTAATAATACAAGCTGGCATATATTTTTCAGGTATCTTTTGGAACAAATTGAATCCAGTTTCTTCTATATTATAGTGTATCTTATGTAACATATCTTTGAAGCGGTTCGGCTTCTTAATCAGAATATAAATATATTTCACCTCTTTCATAAAATTATTGGAGTAATTAAATACGAATGTCCTATATATAAAGTGTAAGGGAATTCTATTAAAAAGACAATGGATTTTTATAATATGACCTTATATGAAAACAAATGCTTTCGTGGAATGTAAATATCATATGGATTTACATAATTATGATAATGAAAAACATACATGAAAGTAGTTATGGATTTTGTGGAGGATTTATGGAAAACAAAATATTTGCCTATATGAGAATATCCACTAATCGTAAGACACAGAAAGTTGATAGGCAGCAACAAACAATCATAGAGTATTCTGTAAATAATGGATTCAAAGTTGATAAGTTCTTTTCAGATATTATTACCGGTGGAACTAAGGCAGAAAATAGACCAGGCTTTCTTGATATGAAAAATCAATTAAGAAGTGGTGACACAGTAATAGTATCTGATATAGACAGACTTGGTAGAAATGCGGATGATGTTATTGTTGAAATTAAAGACCTACAATCAAAAGGAATCAGAGTTGTAGCTTTAGATATTCCATTTCTCAATGATTGGCAGAAGATGAATGATGATAGTCTGTCAAAGATGATTATTGATATTTTTGTGACCTTAAAGGCACATATAGCACAACAGGAAAAAGAAAAGATACATGACAGAGTAATGCAGGGTTTGAATACCGCTAAGAAAAAGGGCAAGAAGCTAGGCAGACCACAAACAGGTGTACCCAAAGAATTTATAAAAGAATATAAGAAATTCCAGACTGGTGAGTATGGAAATATGTCTGTGGTTCAGTTTGCAAGGTTACAGGGTGTTGCAGTAAGTACATTCTATAAATATGTAGGTTTACTTAAAGAAATATAGAAAATGTAAGGAATTAAATGGTGAAAATATATGACAGATAAGCAATATGCAGTATATATGTTTTTAATAAAATATATTAAAGAAAATAGATATCCACCAACCTTAGAAGAGATAGCGGATGGAGTAGGCGTAAAAGCAAAGTCAACTATAAGTATAAGATTGATGGAGCTGCAGGAAGATGGGTGGATTGAAGTTAAAATGTCATCACCAAGAGCAATTAAAGTTGTAGGATATAATTTTGTAGAAGCATAAGGAGAGAAGCTATGGTAAAAGATGATATACAGCAGACATTTAATGCAGGTGTACAGCTTGGTATAAGTATAATTGAAAGAAAAATAGTATATGCTAGTGAACATAATAAACCAATAGAGATAGATGGTAAGGTATACTGGATTGAAAGTGATATCCAGCATCTTAGAAAGATTATGGATAGAGTAGAGGTGTAAGGCATATGAATGTTATAGATGCTAGAGATATTTTTAATGAAAAGAAAATTAAGCAGAAAGATACTGAAGATAAGCAAAGTATAATGAATATAGAAAATGCTACGATAGAAAAGCTGCGTTTATATTTGCATAGAGAAGACTTTACAGAACGTCAGATTGATATAGTAGTTGATCTATATAAATTGTTTACTATGAAGTAGCATATTTTACAAGATTATGTTATATTAATATGGTATCAGCAGAAGTAATTCTGTTTTGATATAGAGGAAAACCTCTTAAAAAAATATTGATTTGTTGTTGAAGGGCGGTACTGTTTAAGCAGTATCGTCTTTCTGCATATATTGGGTTCAGTAACTTGAAAAAATATGTGTCGTGAGAATGAAAGATATGATATATCTATATTCGTCAGCGTGGTATTGGCAATCCTAATCCTGTAAAACTTGGTAGATGTATTAAGGAACTTGAAAGGATTTATGGAGTCAGAGAAGGATCTGCTGGCAAATCCGAGCCGAAACTTTCGGATGGGAATATATTTAATCAGTCAGATATTGCAGAAATGATTGGAATTTCAGTAGATACTCTTAATAACTACAAAAAACTCACAGAACTTATTCCTTAATTAGAGGATTTAGTCAATACAGGAATTCTTGCACCTACTACTGTCCCTGGTGACGATGCAACCATTATTGAAGTCATGGAATGGATGCTTGATATTCAGCTTGGCAGACGCAACTTATCTCCCATTCAAAGAATTGCTGTGGCTGAAAAGTATCGACCTATTTACGAGAAACAAGCAAAAGAGAATTCATTAAATAATTTAAAACAGAATCAAACTGCCGACAAGTCAAATTTGACCAATCGAGAATTTAAATCAACAAATAAGAAGCTTGCAGATATAGCAGGTGTTAAACCAACTACATATAAGATGGGTGCAAAGGTTCTTAATTCAAATAATGAAGAACTAAAAGAACGTGTTTTATCAGGTGAAACATCTATTAGTGCTGGTTAATTAGAGAAAAAACTACCGAATAATTCGGTAGTTAAATCATAATCTGACCTTGTGGCATAAAGAGGTAGTAGATATTTTGTAAAGTTCATTATTTACATTTAGTACATAAGAAATTAATTATAAACAAATCCATAATTGTGTAATAAGGCTTTTGGTATAAGATTATTATTGATTAGAATTGGAGCTAATTGTGTTATTATAGTATTAATATTATTATCAATATAACTTGTAGGTATACTTCCACATATATTATATATATATTGATATCGTATAGTGGATAATTGAGATATTTGAATATATCCTTTTGTTTGTTTATCATCAATAATAAATTTATCATACATTATATCAAAAATTGACTCAGGTTCAGTATTATAAGAAATAGGTGCAGTTAAAAAACGATAATTGTCAGAAGAATCATTTATTTTCTTTAATATAACACATTGACGTATCGCTGCATTATGAGTGCGGATTTCTTCATTTCGCAATCTAATACGAACAGATATTGGAACACATGGACATGTGATGATCGTTCCAATTTGTAAAAGATCAGTAGAAATATATTTCTTTTCTTCGATAATATGAGTAACTACATTATTAATATTGCAATTGAACTCATTACATATTTTTTCAATAACGGTTAAAGTTACTGGTTCGTTTTTTCCTAATTTTGCCAGTGTAGCATTTGATATATCTATTCTATTAGCCAAGTCCATTTTTGATATATTAAGGCTGTTTAATAAATTCCATAATGGTTCATATGATAAAGACATAACAATCCTCATTTCTATAATTTAATAAAGTATAACATGAATTTCTGAAAAAGTAAATATTACACAAAAAACAGAAATACATATTGACAGATTAGTTCTTGTATGATATTATCAATTCGAAAAAACAGAAAAGTATGCAAAAACAGAAATTTTGTAAAAAAAGAAAGCCACTGTTTGGCGACAGCGACTTTCTGAAAAATCTTCATAAAGAGTATTGGCGTACTCAATATGGATATGTAATTGGTACAGACTTTAACATCTGCACATAATTCTGCAAAAGTTATTATAACAGATAAGGTTGAACAATTCAATTATCAATTTAAAGTCTAAAGGGTTTTTCGCCCGTATTTTCCAATTACAAAAAAAGTTACATAAAACTATGGAGTATTCGAGCAGCTATGTCCTATATATAAAATAGAACAAGAGTTCGACAATGGGAGAGTGATGTGATATATGATTTTGTGATAACTGAATAGAGAATGATTATTTAGGCAGTTAAATGAGCCTTTTATTTTTTCAATATGTATGAACAGATAACTCATATAAATTCACACATATTGTCAAGAAAAAATACAATTAAATATAAGGAAAGGATACGTCTATATGGAATTAGATAGGTTCGATTATGTGATTCTAAAGTTGTTGAATAAGCAGCACTGTACAAGTTGCTTTGAGAGTATGTCTATACAAGAAATAATCTCTATAACAGGAACAACAAGAGTTACTACATATCGTAAGATTAGAAAACTTATTGAGCAAGGCTATGTTAATAAAGGATGTAAGACATGGAATGCTGACACCTATTATTTAACAGATAAAAGCCTTATGTTACTTGAAAGTATAAGGAAGGGGAATATTGAAAATGATTAAAAATAATGTAGCAGTAGTCACTGCAGGGCTTTGTGGTAATAACAATGGATATAGATTTCAGCAGAAGAATTATAATTCACTTCTTATTAATGGTTCTGTGCAGGATAATAAAGCAATACCAGAAGCAAAGAACATATTAGTATTAGAAGGGTACGATGGTCTGGGAGGTGATAGGTCACTTGCCTACGAAGCATTGAAGAATAACAAAGAAATTATTAAAAAGATACAGGATATAAAAGAAAAGGTTATTTTGTTCATTGCTTCTGGTGGAGGAACTACAGGTTCAGCGTGTATACCTTTACTAGCTGATATAGCTTGTCAATTAAAAGATAAGATTGTGTGTGCAGTATTGGTTATGCCAAGGAGAGATGAGCCGATTCAGAAAAGATTAAATGCATACAATACAGCCAAAGAATTAATGGAAATAGATGAAATGGGGGCAATATTCCTTGTGAATAATGAATATAGTACTGACTTAGATAAGATTAATTTCCATTTAGTAAATATGTTAGATGCTTTCTTTACTGATAATTCTACATCAAGTGCATCAAACTTTGATGATTCAGAAAAATATAAAATGTTGTCAGATCATGGCTGCTTTTATATTGCTATGCGTTGTGATAAGCCAGATTCAACAGAAAAAGTAACAACACAGGATATGATAAATGCACTTACAGCAAAAAATATATTTCTACCTTTTAATAATGATGGTGTAGTTACACATATAGGAATTATAAATCAGAAAGGTAATCATGTTAATGAACAGGAAATTATTAAGGCAGTAGGTAATCCAGAAAATATATTTATAGGTAATAATGGTACAGCCAATATAGTGTGTGTGTCTGGTTGTAGTTTTCCAGTTGAGTATATAAGCAGTCTTGGAAAAAAGGCATTAAGTGAACAGAAAGAGAGAATTAGTAAAAGGAAGTCTTTAAGTTTGCTTGATGATTTGGAAGAGATAGAAGAAGAGATACCAGTACAGACAAGTAAAATAAATAAGCGTAGAAAAATAAGCTTAGACCTTATGCGTGAATTAGATTAGTTAGTGAACAGAAATGAACAATAAAGTTGTTAATAAGTAATGATGAGATAACACCTATATATAAGGAAGGGACAGGTTTAATAATATGGAACTTAAAGAGTTAGGGCAGTTATTGAAAGAATATAATAGTAGGGTTTATAGAATAAGAAGACTTACTATGGCAAAGAAGTTTTTAAAGTTAGATGGTGACAAGCTGTCACAGGTCTTAGAGTTTAAAGACGGACAGCGTATTGAAGTGCCATTGAATATGGATGGCAGCATTCGTTGGTATAAAGACAAGATGAAACAAAATGCTAAAAACAACAATTAAAGAGAGAACATATAAATATAGGTTAATCAGTTAGATTGATAAAGAGAATTACAAGTGCTTGCTTATCTCTACCTTTAATAAACAAGGAGGATTATATATGTATAAGTTTTTAAGAATTTATGATGTAAAAACAAAAGGTAATGAGGTATTAGCTGCTAGATATGAAGTGTTAAGTGAATTTGAAGAGTTTAATTATGATGAATTAATGGAACAACAACTTATAAATATATGTAAGAGTAAGAATATGCCTGATATTAATGAAGGTTGTATATATTCAGTTGTTAAATATGAAAATGATATTCCAGTAGCAGATGAAGCCCAGCTTTTCTATCATACAGATAATAATAGTGAATCTTTCTTAGATATAGCAGATTGGGATGCAAGAATTATTACAGGTGTAGCATTAGGATGCGATTTATCAATAAGTAAAAATAGCAGTAAATAGGTCTTATTTTTACGGGCCATATGAAAAAGGCTTTAAAATAGGCATAACAAAATGTAATTAATCTATTTTCATAACAGAGAATAGTATTAATAGATGGAAGTCCTGACAGACATAAGCTTCTGTCACATTAAAAACATAGAGGTGTATGGCGAAATGCTGTATACCCAATAAATGAAACAGAGAATGTATATAGAGAGATATGTTTGCGGTGAAAGTAGCAAGCTAACTATTGGTGCAAATAGTAAATTTTATGTTGCAAATATCAGTGATGATGCTGGTAAATTGAAGAGTACGGATAGACAGGCATAGTGTCAGAAATGACATTGTGCTTACATTAAATTAGAATTGGAGGAATGCACTATTATTACAGAAGAAACAACAGACTATATGGATTATCTGAATCCATGTAATAAAAATCAGACAGCAAAAATATTAGAGAGATTTTTTTATGTCTCAAATGGGAGAGAGTACATATCTGTTATACCAGATGAAGCAGAAAGAATAACAAAATTACCAACATTAGATGAAGTAAAGGAAGATACAAATAGAGTAGTCACATATGCAAAAGAAATTATCTTGAATTCTGATAAATATAAGGATATGGACATAGAGGAAAGTGTTTTAAAACAGTATGTGTGTAACATAGATCCTTTACTTGATAAGATTATTGCTATAAATATTGCTGATATTTTAAGCCAAAACAAAAAGCCTCAAAATAAGGAACAGTTGAAAAATGTATGGGTTAAATCTCTTGAAGAATTAAAAACGGATTGGGATAGAGAATTGGAGGCTATACCATCTGTACAAAATACAAGCTATGAAGTAGATACAACAAATCTTCAAGTCGGAATGGTAGTAAAAAACTACAAAGAATTATGCGAATTACTTCATGAGAAGTCATTAAAATCTGGTAATAATTCACATAAGGCACAACAAAAAAGATGGGCAAGATATTTCAGTATGGAAAAGGGAAGAGGAAGAAGTATTGTGATTTTAGATATTTATGATGAACCACTTCCTGCTGATGATAAAAGAAAAGCTGGTAACAGAAATATCTATCTGAAATATATTGAGACTATTCTTCTAAAGTATATGTATTACAAAAAAGGACAAGTATGCTATGCAACCAGAAATCAGTTGTGGAGTATTTTAGGCATGATAAATAGTAATTATAAAAAAATTCCACTTCATGCATTACAAGTAGAAGTTGAATACAGCAATGTAACAAAATGGCAATTAAACAACTTCTATATGAGATGTAATTCTAGGCTCAATTCTATTTTATTCACAGCTCTAAATAATCTTAGCAATAGAAGTCTGATAGATTACCAGATTCAGACAATGATTGTTGTTCCAAGTACAGATAAGAAAAATACATTAAGCAGACATTATGTTGCAGATGATGATGAAATTAGAAGAATATTAGCAGTTGAAAGAAAAGTGCTGAATAATATGGGGTTGGAAAGTAAAAATCATGCTGCTTGCACTATGCGATTAAATGAATTTTACAACAAAGTCAATGAAATATTGTTTGATATGTATGGATGGGAACGCAAGTATGAAAGAATAAAAATTATCTTCAATGAGGCTGATATACAAGAAGCAATTACAAAAAATGAATATGAGTTACAGATGTTGTATCTGAATGAATTGGTTATAGGCTCAATAGATAAAAATGCTCAGACTGTTTCTGATAATAGGATGAAAAAAGCATTGATTGAATATGACGAATATGTGGAAAACTGGAAAGAAGATAATTGGGGCAAAGTTCCAGCGTTGAAAGATGTAGAGGAGATATTTACATATCCAAAATACTATGTTGATATTCAAAGAAAATTATCGCAAAAGTTCTTATCTATTAAGTATGAGAAGGAACAGGAAGAAAAAAGAAAACAATATGACAAGGAATTAGATGATATATTTGCAAATTTAGGAGTGGAATAATTTAGACCCCCATTTAGACACTCTAATATATATTACATATACCTAGTTGGTGTGTCTAATTGGGGGTGTTTTTAAATATCCTATTACGAATATAAAGTGACAATTTTTGAAAATACATAAAAATCATACGAGAATCAATGATTTTGTGTAGTGACGTAAGGAACGGAACAAATATCATTTGTGGCTGCCACGCAGACACCCATTAAGGAGATAAGACATGGATAGAAGTTATAGATTAAAAATGGAAGATAAATTGAATACAAATACTCTTACAAAAGAGTACATATTAAATTGCATAGCAAAGCATGAGAAGAAAATCAATGACCTTGCCTATAAGGAAAAGCAGTACAGAGCATCCAATTATAATAATCATAAGTTGGAACGAGATAAGCTGATAGAATACAGACAACCTTTTATTGATGTTCTTATGAAAGAATACAGAATGTCATTGGATGATATTAAAACTGCATTGCAGAGTGTAAAGGATAAAAATATTCCTACTAATGCAGTATGTGACCAGATAAGAGGGATTATTATGAATGGATGTTACTTCCTTGAATAGTGGGTGCTTTACAGCACAAAAAGATTTGTTCCGCTATGGCTACACAAATCTTTCAACGAAAGAATATATCTGATAGAGACACTTGATTTTGAGCGTACCTTAAATGGTTCAAAATATGAATTAAACTGATTATTCTTTTCGATAAAGAGAGAGTATGTCGGCTGCCTAGTGGCATCCGAAATAAGCACCCTCTATTTATTTGAATAATAAGTTTACAATTTTTCACTTGATAGAAGGAGATTTTATAATGGCAAATAAAAATAACGAATACTGTTGTATGTGTGGAAGCAAAAAAGATGAAGTAGACAAGCTGATTAGAGGTAAATATGGATATATCTGTGATAGCTGTATCAGTATTGCAAGTGACTTACTCAATGATGAGGAAGAGGAATCTATCACAAATAATATGAAACTTGCTGCACCTTCACAGATAAAAGCACATTTGGATCAGTATGTGATTGGACAGGATGAAGCAAAAAGAACTTTAGCAGTTGCGGTCTACAATCACTATAAGAGATTGAAACAGAATAAGAAGTCTGATGTAGAAATTCAGAAGTCCAACATACTTATGATTGGTTCTACTGGAAGTGGTAAGACATATTTAGTACAGTCACTTGCTAAATTCTTAGGTGTGCCATTTGCTATTGCTGATGCTACTTGTTTAACTGAGGCTGGTTATGTTGGCGAAGATGTTGAAACTATGCTAAGAACACTTTTACAGAATGCAAACTATGACATTGAATCAGCACAAAGAGGAATTATCTATATTGATGAGATAGACAAAATTAGTCGTAAAGGCGAGAATATGTCAATTACTCGTGATGTATCTGGTGAGGGAGTACAACAGGCATTACTTAAAATCATTGAAGGTGCTATTTCAGAAGTACCAGTTACAGGAAGTAGGAAACATCCGCAAGCTGAAACAATAAAGATTGATACATCTAACATACTTTTCATTTGTGGTGGTGCATTTGATGGCATTGATAAGATTATCGGCAAGGAAGAGACACATAACAGCATTGGATTTGGTGCTAATGTTGCCGATAAGAAAGAATCGGTTGCCGATTTGTCAAAGGTTGAGCAGCACGATCTTGTGAAATATGGTCTTATGCCAGAGTTAATAGGTAGACTTCCTATTATTACAGCACTAAATCCGCTATCAGAGGATGATTTGGTACACATTCTCACAGAGACAAAGAATGCGATTACAAAGCAGTACCAGGAGTTATTATCAATGGATGGTGTGAAGCTAGAATTTGAGGACGCAGCATTGAGAAAGATTGCAGAGTTGGCTATTCAGAAGAAAACAGGGGCGAGAGGTCTTAGAAGCATCATTGAATCTGTTATGCAGAAAGTCATGTTTGATGTTCCAGATATGAGTAATGCAAAGAAAGTTGTTGTAACTGCTGATTGTGTTGAAGGAAAAGCGGATGCATTGGTTTATGGTGCAAGGAATAAAAAGATTGCGTAAGTGGAAGCTGTTTCACTTAGAGCCATTTGATACTAAGTGGTTATCGGAAGGAGAATATATAATATATGGATAAATTTACGGTTGAGACAGGAAACAAAAACACAACCAAATCAGGAACAGTTAGCAGAAATGATTGGAATTTCAGTAGACACTCTCAATAATTACAAAAAACTCACAGAACTTATTCCTGAATTAGAAGATCTTGTTGATACAGGAATTGTCACAAAAGATGCCTTTGCTGAGAAAAACAAAGGCAAAAGAAGTTAAAATAGTAGATGAGTTAATCTCTTATATTAAAATAAGCAACAATTGCTGCTAATAATTTTGTTATACAGCCACATAACATTAGGAGCATTGCACAAAAATATAAACTCAAAATAAGCGATGAGAAAAATTTACAGTAGGAAATTATATATGTGAATATTGATATAGATGCAAGTGTAAATACATATCCTATATAACTAAATATTATATTGTCTTTTCTTGTATGGTTTTTATCTTTATCTATTGGAAGTGTAAAGATGGTAAAGCCTAATGCGGCAATTACAAATACAATATTTAAGGTGAAATCTGCAAGTTCTTTTAATTCTTCATAAGTAAAAATATATTTTTGTTGAATTACATTGATAAGAATGATTACAGAAAGCATCATTGATAAAATCATGAAAAAAACAGAAAATTTTTTACTAGTTTTAAAAGGAACAAATACTAAGTTGGGTAGACTATTATTTTTATTATTTAAATTTTCACTCATTTATAAAATATCCTTTCTTCATTTTCCTATTATATCGGAAGACAAGGTTAAATAGATTATAGAAAATTATAATTTATATTTTATTTCACATGAAATCAGACTTTCATATTAGGTGGTAAATGTACATTGAAAATTGAATATTGGCAAATGAAGATAATTATGGTTTAATTTAAAGAATAAAACTTTTCTATTATAATAAATATGAGGCGGTATGCATATGAAAGAAAAAATATCAAAAATAGGTATGTGGATTTTTACAGCAATAATATTTGTTGCGACAATAGGAGTGTTTAAAGAAAAAGATTATATTACGGCAATTATATTATTTATAATTGCTGCTGTTTGTTCTCCGCTTGTTCAGGACAAAATTTTTAAAGTAAGAGAAGGGTATTTTCGGGAGATGAAAATGATTTTAACGTTTCTTGGTGTGATTTTTTGTCTTATGGTTATGCAAATCTATGTAAAGCAAATGAGTGCACAGGGGATAGGAGAAGCTGATATATTTGACAAAATGAAAGGATATTTGAAAATTTTGGTGTATCTGCTATATCTTTGTGTGATTTTTATGTACAAGGATGAAAGTCAATTACGAAATTATATTATATTTGGAATTATATATATGGTGTGTGTTATATTTTCATACATTCCATCATGTGATAAAAGTATTATTGTCTCAATACTAAATAAGTTGGCAGGTTCTCAAGATTTAAATGAGGTATCATATAACGTATTGATTAATGATATTTTAATGCCTATTAAGGAATCATTTCTTACATATATTATATTTGATACTGTGATGCACAAGGACAATAAAGAAATTGCTAATAAAGAGTGTGAAATAGAGGATAAGTCACTTTTAGAAAATGAAATGAACAATTATGAAAATAAAAATCAAAAGGAATCTAAATTTGCTGCTTTAGTAATGGACAAAGAGAATGGCAATACATATAATTATACTATTAAAATAAAGAATAAAAAGTAATGCTTACCAACCGTCATTATTCGATGGTTGGTATTTTTTACGCAAAAATCAGAAACAGAACGGAGAATATTATATATAGAAAGACATTTTTACGAAAGGCGGTAGAGTATTATAGCAGTTAATTATACAAAGGATTGTAATGCAATTTACATTCATTCAGTAGAAGCTAGTAGCTTATTTTTGCAAAAGGTAGCAGATAACAATAAGGACAAGAAAGTTATGTGCAAGTTTAGTGATTGGTCTGAATTTAAGCTGACACATAAAAAGTCTGTTATATCTGATAGTTTGTTTTTAAGGTTTATGAACAGTAGTATTACAAGAGAAAAAAGACAGAATGTAGATTATTGTAAGGATTTTATAGTTGTAAAGTTCCAATACAATACAAAATATAAGATAGTAGATAGTGAAAATAATACTGAATCTCAGGAAGTTCAGTTAAATAAGAATGACATTAGAAACAAGTATTATAAAGATGGCGTATCTTACAGCTATTACAAAAAAGATAAAAGTGGAAACGTAAAGAATGTAAAGACAATAAAGTATAAAATGCTGTATAGGACACCAGGAAAAGCTAAAAAGGGTGAGTGTACATTTATAAGAGAAGAGTTATTTGATAAAGCTATTAATTATCTCACTATGGGATTATATGCAATTATGGATAAAGAATCTAAAGCTGATCCAGAGAAGGTATTTAAGTTAGTAGAGTTATGTGCCTATGATACATTAACAACAGCTACTGCAAAAGGATTTATGAATGTACCATTGGATAACATACTTGTAGTGCAGGATGAAGATGTATATTCAGATAAAATGAAGGCAGCCGTTGTAGGTCTTAAAGATGTTGAGATAATAAAACAATTAGATGAGTATGTTGTCGATTTCGATAATCCTAAAGTGGAAAAAATTCTTAATAAAAAGGGATATACATTTTGTAGTGATAAGTCTGATAAATATACTTTTATAGCAGAAAAATCTAAGAAGGCATTAAAAGAGTATGGTATAAGAATAAATGGTGGATATCCAGGCGAACATAAAACAACAGAGAAAAAGTATTCTGAGAAGCAATGTAGCGTTAAATATACAGAAGAGAACATAAAAAATGTACTCTGGGATGGAATGGGTCTTGTGGATGATTCTATTTTTCCAGATGGACATGTTGGCTTTGTATATCTTAGGTCACACTTTTTTAAAAGCTGTTTGTTCAGAGGAAGTATACAGCAGTTCTTTAAAGATTATTGTGAGCAGCAGGGCATAAATTATGATACAGCATATATAGGTGATGACACAGATTTATTTGGCCGCAGAATGAAATTATCAGATATAAAGATGGTAATTACAAACAATTCTATTAAATGGATTAAGTTCATAGACATGATGGGTGGTACATATAAGAAAGCATTTAAGTACTACAATAGGATTATGAAGCAGTATGGTAATTGCTTTGCAATCGTAAAGTCGGCACATGAAAGTAAGCTGGGAAATTATCAGGTATCATCATATCAGATGAATGGTTCGCTACCTACTAATAATCCACAAGTATTAAAGCCTATAGCTGATATAGGAATAACCAAGGCTAATAATATGAAGAAATCTGTTGATGAATATATCAAGTATTTGGAGCAGACGAAGAATGACTTTAATATAAATGGAATGTTACTTGCACTTGTAAGACATAACTCAGAGTTCACGAAAACAAGGTTGTTTAGAAAGAAATGGACTGAGGACGTTAGTAAGTATAAGACAGCTTTAATGCAAGGTGAATTACCGCAGGAAGGTGACAATCTTACTATCATGGATAATCCAGTTGCATTATTAGACAAGGTTGTATGGAATGTTAATAATAATGCAGGTGATAGGAAGTATGCCCCATATACAGAAGGATGTTTTGAAGTGGTTAGTGATGGTATTCAATGCTATACACCAAGATTTGCTGAAGGTGAAAGGCTTGCAGCTTTTAGAAGCCCACATAACAGCCCTAATAATATTGTTCATTTATATAATGTATATCCAGAACGATTAGTTAAGTATTTTTCCAATATTGGTAATAATGTAATAGTCTTTAATGCAATAGGAACTGATACACAGGCAAGACTTAATTCACAGGACTGCGATTCTGATTTTGTCTATGCAACTAATCAATCTGAAATGGCAGAATTAGCAAGAATAGCATACATCAACTATCCTACTATTATAAATAACATAGCGGAATCTGGAAGTCATTTATACCATATGACACAGGCTGATTATGCAAAGATGGATAATGCAATGGCTGCTACACAGGCTGATATTGGAGTATCAACAGATACAGCACAGTTAGCTATGAGTTATTATTATGATAGTGATATGCAGGATAAGGAGCTGGAAGATTGCTTTATAATTTTATCTGTGTTGGGGCAGGTCGCCATCGATCTTTGTAAAAAAACATATGATATAAATGTTAAGAATGAAATAACAAGGATAAAGAGATTGCAATGTATGAATAGAGTAGGTAAAACAAAATATCCAGAATTTTATGCAGCCATAAAACAGGCAAGAACAGACAAAAAGTTTGAAACTGAAGAAGTGGGGCATATGAATTGCCCTATGGATATATTGTATGACCATATTAATGAAAGTATTGCCAGAAGAGTTGATAATACAAGGTACATAGATTTATCCAGTTTAATAGATAAAAGCTTGATTGACAAGAAAGATATTAACAAATATAAGACAGATAAATTTAAAGAGGAATTTAATAAGTATAATGAATCTGTTCATAAATTAAATGCTAATGCAGATGATTATGATGAGGCTACATTATATAAGTTAAAAAAGTTACAGGCTACAATATTAGCTAGTAAATTCAAAAAGGATATGTCTATTAATACTTTTATAGCACTTATAAAGTATGCAGATTGCAATGATAATTCAGTATTACTTAATGAACTTTTTAAGGTTAGTGAAAAATTGTTTATACAATGCTTTGTAAAAAGTGACGAAAATACATCAAAAATTTTGTAAAAAGTGCAAAAAACTCATATTAAATAAGGCTTTTAGATGTCTACATATGAAAGAAGATATAATGCAAGGTGAAAAGACCGTAGGCTGAGTAGCTGTGTTATATTCTTCTTTCAAGAGAAATCATTCAATCCCAATTATAATAGAGTAAATAAGTTTTTTGTTGGAGAGAGTTCTTGTTTGCTCTATTATTTTGTCTAAAAAAATTGGAATACATTAAAGGAAGGAGGATAATGAGTTGACCCAGGAAGAGTTAAGAAATCTTTATAAAGAAAGATTAACGAGAGAGAAGCAGACATATATTTCTAAAGTTATCGGTATAGATGGAAGTATATTAAGCAAGTTTAAGTTAGGAAAGATAGACCTATATCCACAGTTGTTTTCAAAACTGGAAAATTATCTTATTAATTCATAGTATTTATCAATTATATCTAAACTATATTTAATTCATTTCAGATTATTCTAATCAAATTATCCCATAAAAATATGAAAATAAAAGTTAATGACATGGTTCTTTATGATGAATCTATTTATACAGTTGTTGCAATAATCTATGCAACTATCTATTTGCGAATCAGTTATGATTCAGTTTCTTATGATTATGATATTAGTGAAGTATATAAGGAGCACAATGATGTTGAGTTCTTATATACATAGGAAGGAAATGTGTATTGAAAAGTAAATATGATGATGTAGATATGCTATTGAACGATATTAAGTCTGATATGGAAGATGTATTGTCTAAGGAAGTATTTGATGAAGCAAGAGACATTGAACTTGAACATATTCAAATGGAAGTTATTAACAGAAGCACACCTACTATTTATAAAAGACGTACTACGGGCGGTATTGATGATCCTAATAATATCGTAGGTTCTGTTAAGAATATGACACTTACTGTAGACAATGTTACTCAGTTTAACAATGGTTACGGCACATATAATCATGGCTATGGATTACCACAGTTAATAAATGATGGCAGTAGAAGTAATGGCTTTTACTATGACTTCCCCGGAGAGCATAATCTGCCAAGACCATTTGTTGATTATGCTGTAGATGAGATTGAAAAGTCAGACAGGATAGACAAAATATTTCAGAGAGCAATGAGGAAAAGAGGCTATGATGTTAAGTGAAAATTGTAGAGAAAATTATGGAAAGGAGCAAATGATTGAAACAAATAAACATTAAACCAAATTTGGACGAATCCGAGTTTAGGAAGAAACTTAAGGATATTGAATCTGGTAAGTATGATATCAATATCAATGTTAATAGCAAGAATACTGTACAAGGTCTGAATAACATTAGTAATTCAGCAAAAAATACTACAACAGTATTTGATAGATTAAAGAATGCGGTATCAGGTACATTTTCGAGTAGGAAAATAGAAACAACTGCTTATTTAGCATTATTAAAAGAGATAAATGATGCTGCTGAACGTGCAAAAGATACTATGGTACAGCTTGATAAGGTTGTAACGGATTTGTCGGTTGCTACAGGCGACAGTAGATCAAGTGTTAAGGACTTACTGAAAGATTATAACAGTATGGCTAAACAGCTTGCAAGTACAACAACACAAGTTGGTCAAGCAGCAGACGATTACTTAAGAGCAGGTAAGTCAATGAAGGAATCTAATCAGTTGATAAAAGATTCTATTATGCTTAGTAAGTTAGGTCAGATTAATTCTAGTGAAGCAACAGAGGATTTGTTAGCAACTATGAATGGATTTGATATGTCTGTTAATCAAGTTAATGATGCGTTGGATGCTATGGTTGCTATTGATATGGCAGCTAGTACGTCATCTGGTGACATAGCCACAGCATTAAAGTATTGTGCTAGTAGTGCGGATATAGCAGGAGTATCATTTAATAAGCTGGCTGCTATGATAGGTACAGTACAAGATAAGACAATGCAATCAGCAGAAACTGTCGGTACATTCTTTAATACATTGTTGTCAAGATACAGAAATGTAAAGATTGGTCAGTTCGTAGATGATGATGGTGAAAGTCTATCAGATGTAGAAACAATATTGAATTCAGTAGGTATCAAATTAAGAGATACCAACCAGGAATTCAGAGATTTTGAAACAGTATTAGATGAAGTTGCTAAAAGTTGGAATACATATTCAAGTGTGCAACAAGCTTCTATCGCAAAAGCTTTCAGCGGCACACGACAACAGAACAGATTTTTAGCGCTCATGGAAGGTTATAATAAGACATTAGAGCTTACAGAGGTTGCAGCTAATTCAGCAGGAACAGCAGTTGAGAAGTTTAATAAGTCTTATAAAGAATCGCTTGAAGCTAAAACTAACACTTTACAAGCCTCTTTTGAATCTATGATAATGAACTCTGATATGTCAGAAGTATATGGTGGTATTCTTGATGCAACAACAGCACTTGTAAATCTCATCAATAAGACAAATGCACTTAAAGGGGCTATGGGGGCATTAGCAGTAACAGGGGTTACAAAAGCCTTCCTATCCATAAAAACAGGAGCATATGAAGCATATGTTAATCTGAATAAATTCAAGAGCGCAATGGATATAGTAAATGTAACAAGTATATCTTCAAAAAGCTTTGATAAGTTGTTATTACTGTCTAACGGCTTATTGAAAAGTCAGTTAAAGTTAATGCTATCAACGGATGCACTCACTATTAGTCAGAAGAAACAAGTACTTGTTACGGCTGGTCTTAGTGAGGAACAGGCACTTGCACAGCTACAATCATGGAAGATGGTAGCAGCTAATACAGGTCTTACAGCTTCAACAACGACAGCTTCTAATGCCATCAAAGGTCTTGGTGCATCATTAAAAGCACTTGCAGTTGCACACCCTGTATTACTTGCTATAACAGTAACTTTAGGTGCTATTGCAGGAGCAGTTAAGATAGTAGATGCGTTAACAACATCTATGAAAGAACAGCGTGAAGCATTTGAAAATGCACAACAGGACTATACGGATGCATGTACAAAGCTTGATGAATTAAAAACTAAGCTATCAGAGACTACGAGTAGAATAGCTGAATTAATCGAAAAGTCTAATAATGGTACTATTACATTAGTAGAACAGTCTGAACTTGATAAGTTGAAACTCACTAATGAAGAGTTAAGACTTATGATACAAAACCAGGAAGAGGTTAAAAAGCAGAAAGCAAAGGAAGCCTCTGACGAAGCATATAAAACATACACAAGAGAAAATCGCATGGAAACTGACGATACTGCTAGTAAACAGGAACAGTATTATCAAGCATCATCTGATGCAGAAGGTTTCCATGTCGGTGCATTTTTAGACAGAGCGAGTGAATTATCTGATTTTGATTACGCTATTAAAGCTAATGAACAGAAATTAGAGGAATTCCAGAAACAAAATGAAGAATTACAGGCACAATTAAATGCCACTTCTGATGAAAGTCTTAAAGCTCAATACCAACATAGTATTGATCTCAATAATAATCTCATTTCTAATTATACAAATTCCAATGAAAAGTTAAAAGAATCTGCTGAAAAGATGGCAGAAGAAACCTTCTCTGATAAGATAGAGAAGTATGAAGCATTTAAGCAGACATTAATGAATTCTATGAATTCTGATGGCACATTTGAAAATCCACAATATCAAGCTATGTGGGATGATATGCAGAAGAAGGAAATGGACTTATACCGATATACTGGTAGGTCTGCTGAATGGAATACAGTTAAACTAGATTCTATTATAGATGATAAAAGTTATCAGGCAATAGTTGATAAGCTTAAAACAGCACTTAATGAAGGTACTCTTACTGAGGATGATATTAAGGGGATTGATGTTCTTAATGATAAGCTGAATGATACTGATTTGATTCTAGAAGATGGACAATCGGCAGCACAGTTATTTATTAAGTATCTTAACAAGCTTAAAGAGACACAGGATGGAATAGGTGGTACAACATCTTCTAACTTTGACGATCCAACAGATATGTTGAGGGATTTAACAGATAAAGACAGAAAAGATAATACTACCAATCTTGCAGACCTTAAGAATGAAGCAGATATTATTAAGGAAATTCAAAGTGAATTAGAGGAAACTGGAAATATTGGTGTGGATTCTATGAAGAAAATCACAAAACAATATCCAGAAGCTAATAAAGCACTTTCAGATTATATGCAAGGTATAATATCTGAACAAGAGTTATTTTCACAGCTTGAAACTATTTATGAGAATGACAAAAATCAGTATATACAATCTGTAGTAGATAAGTCACAGACTGATGAAGAATTCTTTAATGCAGTTATGACTAATTACCCAGAATTATATAATGAACTTTCTAGTTTGTATGGCAATGACGTTGATAACTGGTCAAATATGGAACAGGCTAAGCTGGAAATTACCAATAAAGCTATTAAGGAATTAGCAGGTGTCTGGTCTGACTATTTCAAAGTTGTTCAGGATGCAAATGGTAAATTGATGGTACAGACAACTGGCTGGTATGATGCAGGTATGTATTCGGCAGATCCAGATGAAGTAGAAGCTATGGATGAAGAATACAACAATATGTACAACCACTTCCAAAGTATTGTTGATGGTGCTAATGCTGCGGTAGATGCTTTAGATAATTATAGCTTTAAACAGGTTGGTTCAAGCATTAATGTCGATTGGAAGGGATTGGGTAAAGATTCCTCATCTTCATCTAGTGGAAGTGATTCATCCTCTGAACCATCGCCACAGGATTTTAACTGGGTAGAACCTCTCTTATCCAAAATCTCCAAAGCATATGACCGCTTAAAGAATAAAGTATCTGATACAACACGTACATGGCTTAATCGTAATAATGCCCTCTCCGATTCTATGGAAACATTGTTATCAGAGATTAACGCACAG